AGATTTTGTCAAACTGTTTCTAAATTTACTTGGATCGAATGTTTTAGATGCCATTAAGCGTCTCTTTTAATGTTTATAGCATCGCGAACAAGTGCAATTAGTTCATCTTCTGTTGAACAAAGAACTTTTGCAGCTTCCCAATTGTCTACGGAATTTTTTCCATTAGCTTCAACCATAAAGCCATTGTCATACATGTATACAATGAACGATTCATTGATGTTAGAAAGTTTGTCGCTGATTTTTGTAATTTTATCCATAATTATCTCCTGTGAAAAAAGTAGTAGGGGAAAACTCCCCTACTGTTTATTGATTTTGACGAGCACGTATTTTTGCAAGAATGTCTTGTGCGCTAGCATTTCCGGCTAATGAGTTTTCAGTCTCAACTGCCTTTGGTTTTACTGGTGCACTAGGCTTAACTTGAACTTCGACTTCAACATCGTCAACGTCGTCTACAACTATTGCTTTTTTACCAGTGTTTGCTACAGGATCACCAGTCTTTGCTGATACTCCTGCTGGTCTAAAATACTGACCCCAACGATCGGTATCGTAAGCTTCGCCGTCAACACTTGCTTCAAACATTTCTGAAAGAACTTTAAGTTCAATCTCTGTCGGTTTCTTTGGCAAGAAATCAGAAAGATTAAACAACCCGTGTGTATTGATTGCTTGCATTTCAGCGTCCGACAATGGCCGGCTTCTGCGAGCCCAGTTTGATGCTCCATAGTCAGCAAAGCCGCCTTTGCTGCCTTTGTTAAGTCTAAAATCAACGCCAGCAGTATAGTCTGTTGGAAGTTCTTCCATGTCAGGATCCATTAATGCTGCTTTGATAAGTTGGAAAATTTGTGGACCAATAATAAATCTACGAATTGGATTTTCCGGATGATTGTCTTCTTTTAGTGGATTATCAGTAACAAAACCTTGGAAAAGATAACTACGCTTTTTCCAATACTTACGACCCATATCTTCCAATGTAGGATCCTTGAACCATCCACGAACTTCGTTCAGTATTGGACAGGATTCGCCATACATTTCCATGCAAGGAACCTGAACTTGTACAGGGCGAGAATCAGTCTCGCCTTTTATTCCAGCAAACGGAAGCTTGATCATCAAGCGTTCTGCCCAAAAGAATGTACTGTCTTGATTGCCATCTGGAAGGAAACGAAATGTTGTAGTTTGACCTTCTTGCATATTCCAAAACGGATATATTGCATTGTCGCCGCCGCCTGTTGCGGCACCCGATGAACGGGTTTCTTGTTCTTTAAGTTTTGCTCTGATTTCTGATAATGATGCCATAGTAAATGCCTCCTGTAATAATGCCTATGCGCTTAATAAATTTTGTGCCTTGTAGCGTGTAGCACATTTATAATACTACACAATATTATTTATCTGTCAATCAAAATATTTGATTTTTATTGATAAAAAAATAAGCGTAGTGTTTCCACTACGCTTAAACTTAAACACCAGCTAGATGTTTGATCATCTCTGTTTCTGGGTGCAGTGAATTTTGTATTTTTTCTACCTGTTTCTTAGCTGTTGTTGCCTCAACTTTTTTAATAAATTCTACGGCAGGTTTTACATACTGATCGCCGTAATCTTTTTGCACCGCAGTTAAAACCGCTGTTTCGCCTTTGGGGAAGCGGCCTGTTTCTCTGTCAAAATAACTTAGAATAAATTCGCCTAATGGTGTTTTTTGAGTTTTTGACAACGTCGACGATGTTGAATCATTTGGAATTGTTGCATCGTCTTTCATAGACGCTGGTTCGTCTACATATTGAAAGTTTAACATTTTTAATGTTTGAGTATCGTTGCCGTCTATATAAGCGCCTAAATTCCTTAGATGCATAGCTGCGTCTTCGTCACCTTGCTCTGCTGCACTTTGTAATGCTTGTCCTAAAGGCGAATTGCTAGGGTCTATTGCTTTCATAGCACCCATTCCAGTTAACCCTAATAATGCAAGCATTGCCAGTTTACCTTTAATACCTTCGTCAACACCAGTATCTTCAAAAAAGCTCCTAGTTTGATCTATTTGTATTTGTGGATCGCCAAATTCGCTAGAGTTTGCAAGTTTTAAAAATTCTTTAAATGACTTGTCATTCATCACAAAGCCACCAAAGTTTGGTCTAAAATATTGCTGCATCAAATCTGGGCGTTCTTTTCTTAAAAAATTGAATAGTCTAGTGTTGCCCAATTTAAAGTAGCGAGTCATTTTTGGTTCAGGAGCCTTAACCACTCTTTTATCAACGTTTGCATATGGATTTGCTGAACCTTTTTCTTTTTCTTTATTATAATTAATTTGTTGTACTGACCCGGTGTATCCTGCAAATTCCCCGCTGGTAATTCGCACCATGTCACCTGTCTTTAATCTGTCATCTGTGCGATCGGATTGTATAGAGCCTCTGCCTACTTTTATTGTTTTTTTAACTTTAGGCAAGTACACTTCAACTGAGAGGGTGTTATCTTTTTCTGGTTTGTTTTGATCTTTTTCTGGAGCGTCTACAACTTTGATTTTGTCTCCTTTATAAGTGTTCATCCATTCAAAAAAATCTTTCAATTGATCAAATCGATTAACCACTCCTGGTTCTTTGTAAAGAACCACATTTTTAGCATTTAGAAATACTTTATCAGTTATAATTTTTTTAACAGTATTTGCAATGTCGTTTTTTGTGCTCAAATCATAATATTGTCTTAGAGAATTGCCTGCATTAACATCGGTTGGTTCGTTTGCAAAGTTTGCAAATGCAGATAGATACGTTTCTTTGTCGGCTTTTTTAGGAACAAATCGCATATAGACTGTGCCATACCCAGCTTTGTCTTCTTCGGTTACATCAGTCAATTGTGCAGTGTCTTCTCTAAACTGACCCGTTCCATCCGGCTTGACGCGGCGTTTGCGTTCAGCGTCAATTTCACTCATAGCTAGTTGGTGTGTATACGCTTGTCCTTTTTTATTTGACAAATTACTGATTCTAGCCTGATTTTTATGCATTGCGTATGCAGCATCAAGCTCATTGTCATTCATTCCCGAATACGAACTATTATTAGGAGTTGCTTCACTGACTTTCACGCAGTTGTCTACACGCTTGCCACCTTTCATTTTGGTGCCCATACGCTTGTAGCCTTTCCAGCATACTTTGCCGTCAACACCTTTTTGCTTTTCTTCGCTGAGTGTACGCCAACTTGGATTGCCGCAATCTTCGCATACGTGATCTGAAAACTGTCCCATTATATCTTCGAATGCCTGTTCTATTTCAAATTCTTCACTAGTAGGTGTAGTTCTCATTTGCGGAGTTAATTTAAGTGTAGATGTAGGTGTAGTTCTCATTTGTGGAGTTAAATTTAAAGGTTTGGGTACAGGAAGATTTGGCATCTTTTGAAGTGCCAATCTTCTTTGTAATTCACGTGCTAGTTCTGGACTCTTTGAAATTTTCATAGCATTGGCCAATTCAGCGTTGCTCATACCCATAGCCTGATATTTTAAATCAGCAGCGGTTTTTTTAGCAGCAGTTTTTGCTGCTATGTTTGCTGCTGCTGCTCTTGCTGCTTTTGCTGCCAACACTTTACCAGCACCAACGCCGCTTGCTACTTGAGCAACTGTAGCTGCTTTATCACCTATGTCCCATGCAACAGGATAATCACGTTGTGCTGCAATATCCTTTTCACGTTCTTGGCCAATTTCTTTATCCCAAGTTGTAGGATCATTCATGCCTACTAACGATCCTAAATTTTTTATACCGTAGTCTGCTGCTGCTCTGACATAGTTGCCACCGCCCATTGTAAAATTGTCCACTGCGCCACGAACTCCGGCACCCACTGCTGGGGCGTAGTCAGCACCTTTTGAGAATTTTCTACCACTTATGCCGCCGCCAATACCACCAGCTTCATTGGTTTCGTCTGTATCTAAATCTGTTTCATCTAAATCTTCAGGGCCAAGAACTTTAACTTTTGTTGCTTCTCCGATTAATTTGTAAATGTACGGAAATACATCTTTTAATTCTTCGTTGAATTGCTTGATAGTTAATTGATCTATCCAGTTTTCTGAAACGCCCTCCGGTACGTCTTCAACAACTGGTACTGTAAAGTTTTCTATTGCTTGTTTATAAAAGCCTTCTTTTTGTAAATGAATTATTTCTTTTTTGACTTCTTGTATTCGTGTATTTACAGTATCCATATATCCTGAAAGTGTTTCTGCCATTACACTGCTGCGGTTCATATACTTTTTAAATTTTTGTAATTTTGAAGCTTCGTTTGATAATCCAGAAATATATTTTCCAAAATCGTCGTATGCGTTGCCGCCTTCGCTAACATGTCTAGCCATAGCCCGTGCACCAGCAACATGATTGTATGGATATTTGAATCGTTCGCCTTCTGGAGATTCAACGTAAATTGCTTTGATTTTTTGTGATCGGCTACCAGTTGATTCTAAATTTATTGGGTGTGTGTGCTTGATTGCTAATCTAGCATTGCCAATTCGCTGGTAACTTGTTTTATTAGTACCGTACATTTTTGATTCAGCCATCGTTTCGTCTCCAAGGCGTGTTGCTGCTAAAAATTTATAATCTCTTTTATTTAAAATTGATTTGTTGATATCTCTTACATCAAAATTCAGTAAACGCTTTTTTGAAAAGACTCTAAGTTCTTTTAAAAAATTGTACCATTTATCTTGTATGTGCTCGGGCTGATTACCGACAATGTCTTTTCCAACAATAACAACTATTCCGTTGTCTTGCTCAAGACTGACACTAATTTTCTTTTCTTTTTCATCTAAAAAAGCAAAATCAAAGTATCTTGCATTGCTAGGAATATTTGTAACATTGCCTTCTTTATCACCTAAGGTGATATTAGGAAATCTTCCTCTTATTTTATTAAATAAATCTTTTGCTATTGAATCGAGATTTTTCATGATACATTATTTATCAATAATTGCTGGATATAAAGATAGGCATAGGCATTTCGTACTCCTGTTCAGAATCAATTTGAGAATAGCTGTTGTAGATAGCAGGATCCCAATCTTTGATGATATCTATCATTCTTAGAGACAAAAGTATTGCACTAACAAGGTCATCTGTATATCCTTGCTTTGCAGCAAACGAACTGTTTGTAGCCACAAATGCTTTTAATTCACTTAATAAAGATTTGCTATTAACAGTCAGTTGTCGATTTTCAACCATGCTTTTTAATCTGGCGCAGGTAGTTACTTTAGAACTATGCGTAGTGTTAAATCCTTTTCTAAATTTTCTAACATGCCCTTTTCTTATCGGTTCTGACACAAACAGTCCTGGAATATTTTCTTCTCCAAAATCATTTATTACCAATAATGCTGCTTCGCCAAGCCCGTTGTTTTCAACTGACCAGTATATATTGCTTCCGCCAGTTCTGCATTCGTCAGCTATGTATTGACAAATGTCTTTTAAAACTCTAATTTGTCCAGGTACTGCTGTGGTGTTGTGTTGCCATTCTCCTACCTGTTCGTATGTTGGTAATTCTATTACTTGTATAGCAGAATAGTTACCACCAGTACCCATGGCAGGATCTAACGCAACTGCATAGTTGTATTTTGCATTTGGTTTTTTATACCATCTAGTTTGTCCCATGTTGATAATAGGCGACTTTCCAACCATTTCGGCTAACACTAAAGAACTAATCAATGTTTCGTCGTAGATTAAGAATTCGCAGTTTTTGATTAAAATATTATTTGCATAAAATCTATTGTTATTTTTAACATCAAATACATCATACACCTTTTCTGGTTCTATGTTGTCTATAGAAACAACTAAATCAATACCATAAGATGTGTAAACTTTATCTCCAACATTTAGGTCTTTAGATTCTTTACTAGATAAGTTGTCTAAAAATACTTTATGATCGGGGGTACATTTTATATTGGATTTTGTTAAGTTTACACACAACAATTGTTGAATAGATTTTTCTATAAGACCTTTAAACTCACTAAATCCTGTATCAGTTAAAATTTTTAAACCTTTATTGTTTTTTAATAATACGTCCACGCTTCCATCCTTCGGGTTGATTATTTTCTTTGAATTGTCTTGATTCAATGCCATCTGTATACCATAGCAGTCCTTTTTTTCCATTTGATTGTTTTTTTAATCTTCCTTTAGTAAAATCTTCCGGACATTCAAACTGATATGTTTCTGTTACTCCGTTATTATACCAAAACTTTCCTAGTGCTGATCCGTTACAACCTTTTTTAGATTCGCTTATTTTCTTTCTTCTTTCTTCTGTTTGACAAAAATTGTAATAACCTTCTAACGATCTAATTTTCATAATCTTTTCTCTAGTTTCAGATGACCATGGTATACCCTGGGGTCTGCCGCCAACTCCGGGTCTTTTTGTTCCTTTATTTGCGGCTGTTCTTCCTTTTCTTATTTTACTCCAATGCTGTTTTATTTCATCTGAATGCTTGTGTCCTGATGTGCCTTGGCCGCCATCTGTTAGATTAGTCAAATAACCTAAATTGTCAATTAATTTTCCGTACTTTTTAATATAAAAGATTTCTCTATTTAAAATATAGATTTCGTCATCTGATTCTTCTAATATATCAATAACAGGAGTTTCTCCTAGTTTATATATTTTTTGTATTACACCATGCTTCAAATGATTTGCTACTTTTTCTATTTTTTCAGTTAAGTGATCAAATTTTCTACGACTTTTACCTTTTCCTATATAAAAATATTCATTCTGAGGAATATTTTTAGACATAGAATTAATTTCTATATTGACCGGAGTGCGATATGCATAGATATAATATTTCATACAATATTTATATTATTTCGTCAAAAACTATAAACTAGGATAGCAATGCTTTTAACTCGTTTATAGTTATAGATTTAATAGTTCCGTCTTGATGTTGAATTGTTATTCTAGAATCAGCACTTATACAACCGTACTCTCGACGAAACTTTTCTTCGCCAATGCGGCCAATTTCTTCTTTCATCCACACATCACCGCGGTCTGGATGTTCGTTCCAGTAAGCTCTAAATGCGTGGAAGCCATTTATACCAAGTTCGCTTTCGTTACCGTATTCATCAAATTTTTGTTCTGCTTGTTTCCATATAGTTGCAAATGTATCTTCGTCGCTGTTTGGTGTACTAGTAATAATAGCACGACCACCTGTTGCCAATGTAGGAGATATAGAAGTCCAAAACTCTTCTGCAATGTTAGGCTGTACGAATGCAAACTCGTCACAGTATAGTAGTGAGATTGCCATACCACGCCCAGTATTTCCAGTGGTAGTTTGACTTACAATACGTGAACCATTTTCAAATTCAATAAAACCTTTAGCATATCCAGTAGCACCGGCACGAATGTGATCAGGGCAGGTTTCGTAAACATATCTTACACGTTGCATGATTTCTTGTGCACCTGTATACTTGTGTGCAGCAATAAGAATGGTTTGATCAGGATGAAACATTGCATACCAACAAAGATAAATTGCGGCACAAGTCGTTTTACCGGTTTGTCGAGGCATCATGTTAATATTAAATCGATGATTATGATAGCTATGCAATAATCGTAATTGATATTCATAAGGTTCAAACAACAGTTTGCCTTTAACAGGATGCTGAATGTAAGCAAAGTGTTCGGCAAAATGCAAATATCCTAGTTCGGGATCCATGCATTTAACTATATCCTCAATTTGCTTTTCTGTATATGTTTCTTTTTGATTGGCTTTTTTAACTAATACGCCGTCTAAACTTTTTCCCATAAAATATTTAGCAATAAAAAAAGCGTCCCTTGGCGCTTTTTGTTACTTTTTAAATGGTGCTTTTTTCTTATCAGCAACAGCCTTTTTCATTGGCTCTTTTTTGTTGCCATCTTTGTCCATGTCTAGAAAGTCTGGCTTTGCAGCTTCTTTGACCTTATACTTTTTGCCATCTACTTCAAATTCGTTCTTGCCCATTTTTTTTGCTTGCGCTAATGCTCCGCTGAATTCGTTGCCTTCATTTGGCTTTTCTTTTAATTTTTTAGATTTTTTTTCATTCAATGCACGATAAAGACGATCTTTGATACTTTCTGCAGCCATTGGATTATCACCCTTTGCTGCCGGTTTATACATTTTCTTTTCGCGGTTGATACCACCCGAAAGATCTTTGGTCATGTATTTGTGATCTTGGTATTTTTCTTCGGGTGTGTTATCCCACTCTTCGTTTTCGTTACCGGATAACTTATCACCAATTGCGCCGCCTGCAATTGCACCAGGAATTCCCCCCATTGCGCCGCCTGCAATTGCACCAGGAATTCCCCCCATTGCACCTTCATATTCCGGATTCATATCAACAACAGGCGCGGCCGAGTTCTGATTTAACGACATAAGTGTTTTTATTATCTGTGCCATTTCTGAAGCACTTCCTGCACTAATGTTTAACGAAGCTGGCCCCGATGACTGCGAAGCCATTCCCATTTCCGGAGGGCATTCGGTTAAAGTCGATTCTGTTAATGACTTTTTGCTTTCAATATTATCAAGTTTTTTCAAAATATCTAACATACTCATTTTTTTATTTTCCTACCACACTTTTTTTATTTTGTGGTTCCTCTTTAAATGTTTCAATTTTGAAACCACTGGAATTTTTATCACGTTCCTTACGTGCTATTTCTAATTCTTTTAATAAATCCATTACACGCGAATTGCCAACAGATTCTTGCGCACTTTCTCCGCCCATGTCTTCTTTGTTTAACAAAGTTTCGTATGTGCTATCTTCTACTTTATTTTGAATTTCTTCAAGCGGACCGTTTGCATTTCTAACAACTATATGACTTTTAGGAAAATTACATACATTTCCTATGTATTCTTTTAGTACACTGTCTGTAGTAGGATATGTTAATTCTACTTCAAAGTATGTTACTTCTAAATTTTCTAAATTTGGAAAGTCCAGTGGACGTTCTTGTATAGGAGTTCTTTTTCCTGTACTTAAATTAGAAACACCGAATTTTTCTAAATGCATACTTAGCTTTTCTTTGGTATCAGCAGGAACGTCTCCGGCTATACCTATCTTAAAAGGATAAGTTTTTTTAGATTCGATGATGTACTGGTTAAGTTTTTTCATTGTTGGTAATCCTGTTATAACTTATTTATCTCGTTCTATGCCTTTGAGACGTTGTAACAAGCTGTTTCTATCTGTTACTACATAACCTTCACCTTCGGTATAGTCTGGATCAGAGGCCACGTCTTTGTCTTGTTTTTCTTTTTTAAGTTGAAGTTCGATCATTTTTAATTTTTTATCAAGCTTGGCTATTTTTGCATCTAAATTGGTTCTCAACATATTTCCGGCTACTTCAAAAATACGTCCAGAAAATCTTGCTTCTACACTCATGCCAAGATCCATTAAATCTTCATACGCACTCATGGCTTTTTCAGCAACTTCGTTTAGTTCACGATCTGCCATTTGTCCTAAACCATCAACTGCCGGCAAGGCAGCAGCAATTTTGTCAAATTCTGCAATATCTCTAAATGCTTTTTTTTGTTCTGCTATTTCAACAGTTTGTTCTTTTTTTTCTTTGGTTTTTTCTTGTTTTAGTATTTCTTTTGCTTCTGGCAAATTAAATAAATCTTCTAACTTTTTATTCATAGGACTTTCCTTTTTATCTCGATCTGCCGTTGTGAAAAATATCATTTTCACTTACAACTCTAAAGATTACACCGTTTTGAGAACACCATGCCCTTGCTGCTCCCCATTTTGCTTCATTTAAAACTGCATGTGCCCTATGTAGTTTATTACGTTTTGCTTCAGCTAAACTGGTTTGACTTAATGGTTTAACTTCTATAACCTCGGCATGTTTTTGATTTGTTTTATCAACATACACTATAAAAAAATCAGGGACATATACTGTATATTTTCCAGTGAAAGGATTTCTATACGGAATTTTTATAGATTCCGATGCCCACTTAACAACACTTGGGTTTTCGTCGCAAAATTTCATAAATGCAAATTCCCAACTGCTTCTATATCTAGGGGATCCTAGTCCTGCATACTTATCTGTATTTTTTACAGTAAATTTTCCCTGCGCCCATTTTGCCATTAGTAAATAATATTTCTTGCTTCTACTCTAGTTGCATTTGATTGAGATCTATAACCTAGTTTACTTATTTTAGATCTATTAGAGTTTAAAATTGCAGTAACCAAGTTGCTTAATTTTACTTTGTCATATCCTTTGAGAGTGTCTAATAATTCAAGAACATTAACATTATCTATTTTTGCTTCTTGTAATAAAACAGTGCTGATACTTATTGCAGCAGATTCTTCAAACCCCCTGTTTTTAAAAAACCCAACTACTGCATCGACTTGATTGCTAGGATAGGATATTTCTTTTTGAAAAAATCTATCAAAAAACAATCTTGTGTTTTTATTACTGTCTGTATTAGTATTGATATTTGTAATTGAAGACATTGGCTACCTTAAAAATTTCGTTGAGATGCTACTGTTGTGTTGCTTACAGAACCCTGTGTTGGAAATTCTATGTTTCCTAACTGATTGGTAGTAACAACTGTTTGTGGAGTAGCTACAGTTGCTGGTTTTGAAAGATTTTCTATTGTTGATAATGTTACAGCAGAATTTATTTTTTTAATATTGCTAATTCCACTGTTAGAGTTAGTGTTGGCAAAAGGATTGTCCAACAGACTTTTGCCCAAGTCATAATGTGCGGGTTCTCCAAACCCTGTTGGCGATACTCCTAACAAAACTGGGCCCTGAGCATATTGTACCGATTCAAAAGAAAGAGACAATCTATTTGATACCAGTTCGCTTTCACTATAGTTCATATTGTCGTGTTCAAACGAATCAATCAACGGATTTATTAGTGTAAAAGAAGTGAAAGTAGGAACGATGTTTTTAGGGTGCAGTTGGAATATCTGTATACTTGTAAAAAAGTTATATACTTTTCCCTGGGTGTCAAGCCCGTATCTAAATTTTTGTATGTCCGGTGATCCATACGCTGTATTTAAACCACTAACTGTGCGAGAATATGCACTTTCAGTTATGTTAGGCGATGACCCCGAAACTGTACTGTATCTACTGTCTTGATAATAATAATTAAAATACGAATTCCATAATTTAGTTGTTGCACCCTTGTTATCATCGTGAAATTCTATAGTCAATGGTTGATATTGTACAGTTGTGTGTAAAACTTTTTTTCTATTGTATTGATTTAATGTTTCAGTTTGTGTTTTGTATTTAGGTAGATCTACACTTTTAGCCAAAAGATTTATTTCGCTTCTGTCTAATCCAGGTGTTTTAATCGACGAGTTTATGTTGATTACAATATGAAATAAAAACTTAACTTTAGGAGCCAACAACATATTGTTTGCTCGATACAGCTTGGCCGCATGGCTATAATCGCCTAAGTTTCCTTTTAAGCTACCGTACGAACTAAAGTTATCATAATATCCATTAAATCCCATACAAATATTTATCTAATTTAAAAAACACTATTATAAAGAAAAAAGGGAGAAATTAATCTCCCTTTTGTTTGGCAATCTCATATTAAAACTTAGATGCCTGCGCCAGTTATGTTTGTACTTGCCGAACGTCCTACGTTTGCACCAACTCCACGATCTGGGCCAGCACCTGTTGCACCATTGAATTGAACTGCATTATCGTATAGTATACTAAGAGCAATAGTAACTGGTTCGCTGGTTGCATAGTTTAGTGTGTTATAGTTTGCGCTTGCAAGATAACAACCGTATGTTTCCCAAGTTTCTAGTACAGTTGGAGTAAACGTACCGTTACCGCCGTCAAGTATTTCGATACGTGTCAAGAACTTGTAATCCGATCCAGAAGCAGCACTTGCTTGTTCCATAAAGTCAAATTGCTTTTGTAGCTGTTCGCCAACTAGCTTTTGAACGTTATTGTTTACATCTTCTCTCAAATTGAGAGTTAATGCCTCCCAATTATGCTTGCCTGCTAAGTTTATTTTTGAGTTGTAAACGTGAACTTCCATGTTTGCAAATGTTAAGTTAGGACGTGTTACGTCTATAACTTGTTTTGTAAGTTCGGTAGTGGGAGTACTTACACCAAAGTTTTCTAATGTTACACGAAAACGGTATTGTAATTTAGGCATTAGCAAGCCTTGTGCCGATGCACTATCGTTGGTTGCTAATGGTACTGTTAGTTTTGTTAATGATGAGATTGCCATATATAATTAACTCCTTATTACAAGTATTTATCAATTATAGGGGTTTTTAAAAACCCCTATAATTTTATAGACCTGCAATTTCTCCTGTGTTCTTCAAGCGCAACGGAATGTATATAAATTCAATTGCCTTAACTGGTTCTATAGCAATGTCAACATAAAGTTCATTTCTATCGATTCTTGCTGGAGTATTGTTTGTTTCGTCACATACAACAAGATAGTCGTATATAGCTCTTAATCCAATAAGTTCAACCATTAAGCTTTCAACTTGTTGTTTGATTTCATCACGAGTGATTTTATCATTGGGTTCAAAGATATATGGTTTTGCAAGTTTCTTAAGTTGACTGCGTAGGTAAATTACCAATCTTGCAACGTTGATTCTGTCAAGCGCACTAGCATTTCTTGCACGAGTCTTTTGTCCAAATACAACTAATCCAGCGCCATTTAAGAATGTTATTGGGTTAACGTTTGCTTGGTACAGTGTATCTCTTTGACCTTCGTTAAGAGAGATACTTACAAACTCACCTTCGTTGCTGATGTATCCAACTGCTGATGCATTGGTTACTCCTCCACGACGTGTACCAGCTGGTGCAAACCATGGATATGCAACTTGGTCGTTAAGTGCAATTACACGCAACGCCATATGACTTGGTGGTACAACAATGTTGTTGCCTGCATTGTCGCTGGTAAATCCAGCTGGATAGTAAACTCCAAGATATTCATCTCTGCTTACAAGTCCTAGGTCGTTATCTTCAACAGCCAATGCCACGTTACTAGCCCAATTGTTTATAGATGTAGTATTTGGTTGAAGTCTCATTGGTGAATCACCTACTACAAATGCTGTTAAACCTCTGTCGTAGTTTAGATTGATCATTTCGCCGATAAGTTCAGGATATCCCGGTGCTGCAATCAAATTGAAGATTCTTGATTCATCATCACGTATGTCTTCATTGCTGTTTACACTTGCTTGTAATGATTGAACAATAACTTTTCGTTGAGCGTTACGTCCAAACGATCCTGATCCATCGATATTGTTTGCTGACTCAGTAACCCAACGATTTGGATAATAGTTGGTCATCGATTCATCGTTGTATCTAGTGTTGGTGCCTTCAATGTCAACATAGTTTCTTTCAAAACGCTTTACGTTAAATCCACTGCGACGTAGATTCCACAGCAACATGCCTTTTGGATATAGTGCAGGATCTGGTGCATCTGCATCAAGATAGTTGCTTTCAAGTAGATCAACAATATCAGCAGCAGTTTCACTAGTGCCAGCAGTGCTCCAACGAGCATCAGCAAATAGTATACCATTTTCAGTGGTTTGATCTGTTTTGTCAATCAATATCCACTTGCTGGTTGTTGTATTATAACGATAAACAGTAGGATAGTTTCCTATATCTGCTGTAGAAATCCACAAATCGTTTGTTACAAGAGCGCTGCCATCTGATTGCTCAGTTGGTTCAGTTGCTGAAACAATAGGACCATTTGGATCTGTATTAGGGAATGCAGTTGCATTGTCTTTATAACCAACCCATGTTGTTCCGTTGTGATATAGTATATCAACCTCGTCAATAACACTGCTGTACCACAATGCGTCTTGTGCTGGAGTTGTTGTTGGTTCGTTAGTTTGTGCAGTATATGTTAATACTTTCCAAAGTGTAGCTATAAACTCTTTAGGACTAGTGCTTTGATCTGTTCCTGGAGCATAATAGAAGTTGGTAGTGCTTGTTGGATCAGTTGATAGATATGGTGTAAACACATTGTCCAATACTCCACTGGTGTCAACAAAACGTATATCACCACCGGTTGTATGAGAAATTACAACTCTATTTTGTGCGTTAACACTTGCATTAACATGTGTGTAGCCTTTTGCATTGATTGCGTTAGCAAGCACGTCTGCGTCGCTTGTAGCGCCTGTTGCAACAAATGAAACAGTCATTGTTGTAGTAGCTGATTCGCCTGCAAGTGTTTCTGTTAAACTAAATGAATGTGTTCCTGCTGGGAACGACGATGCAGTTACTTTTGCACTGGTTATCGAAGTTTCACCTGAAGAATTTCTTCTAAACAATTTAAATGTTGCAAGCTTGTCGCTGTCTTCAGCAACGTTGCTTTGAATGTATAGTTGTCCTTCAACTAGATTTGCGCCGCCGCCTGTGCTGTCTAATCCGTAGATTGCTGCGGTATTAGTTGCATATATCGAGGCAGGTATTGTGGTCCAAGATGCAGTGTCTGAGCTGTAACGTTTAACGCTCCAATTTGCACCCAAGTTAGGTGTAGTAGTTTTTGCCCATAACGAACCAGTTGGACGTGGATTTGTATCAGTTGTTTTAAATTCCGGAACACTAGTATGTGGAGCAATTTCAAGCTTTGGTGCATAATAATCACCTTGTGATATTCCTAACAGTGTAAATGTAGCATCGTCACCGTATAGTTCAACTGTGTCTCCAGAAGCGCCTGAATAAAATATTGCAAGACGACTGTTTACAACACTAGCCGTAATACCTGCTGTTACCAATGCAGTATTAGCGTTAATAGCAGATGCCAACAATGTTATTGTAGTACCCGATGTAGTTACGTTGTATTGATTTCCAGTACTGTCGCTGGTCAAGCTAAAGGTAATAGTTCTGCCTACAATCAATGTTGG